ACTAAATGACTGATTACTCTTTACCCATGATCGTTACACGCAAATTATTAAAAGATTACGAAGAAGCCATGCTTAAACGCAACTCTAGCAAAGCCTATCAAATCGCCTCTGACATTGTTGAAATGACCCTTAAATTACAGGATATTGCTAATGACCAAAATAAGTCTAACGGCAGCTGAAATCCAAATAGCTTCAATGGTTGGTGTTCAAAGACAGATTGAGGACATCAAGTGGAATAACCACGAAAAGATGGGCGAAAAGAAAGAGTTGGCATGGCAAAGGCATATTGAAGGAGCTTTATCAGAATGCGCTTTAGCCAAGCATTTAGGCGTTTACTGGAACAAAAGACCATATAACGAGCCTGATGTTGGCGATGTCGATGTACGAGTAACCCATTACGCAACTGGTAGGCTCAGGATTGATTCCAAAGACGATGATTTTAAGAAGTATTATCTTCTGACAGGATTAAATGGAGAATACATAATAAGGGGTTGGCTATATGGAAAAGATGGCAAACAAATGAAGTTTTGGACATCACCTGATCCTGACAGACCACCATGCTATTGGATTCCACAATCAGAACTACGCAATGACTAAAAATGAGAAAGAAATATACAGACGAACTGCTGAACTGGGATGCTCATTATGTAGGCATCAAGGCAACATTGGAACGCCAGCAGAACTGCATCACATTAGACGAGCTGGTAAAAGAAGTGCTGCCCCTGTTATCCCCTTATGTCCCTACCACCATCGTTTCCCAAATACCTCAATTCATGGAATGGGAAGAAAGAGATTTGAAAGGGAATATGGCATATCTGAAGATACCCTTCTTGAGCAAACACTACAATTACTAAATGTTAGTCCTTAACCTACCTTTACCACCATCAGTCAATTCCTACAGAACCATCTTTAGGGGTAGGATGGGCATTAGTAAAGCAGGGCGCGAATTTAAGGAAAAGGTTAGCGATTATGTAGCTGAATACAATGTGCCAAAGCTCGGAAAAGCTAGACTAGAGTTTCAGGTAACGATTTACCCTAGAGACAAAAGAAAACAGGACATAGACAACCGAATCAAGGCTTTATGGGATGCTCTAGCAGAAGCAGGAGTATTTGATGATGATGAACAAATTGATGTGTTGATCGTCAATCGTGGAGAAATTAAAAAAGGTGGTGGATGCCTTGTCTACATTTCGGTTTTAGATGATAATGAAGGTGCGTGAGGCGCTTTTGCCCTTAATTTAGGGCGTTTTTTAAAGGATTTAGCATGAATGAAAACATGGCTATGTTTGCTGCGACAATGTTGCATAGCGCTACTAATACTCATTTCTTTCATTGGTCTACTGATTCCTTTAGTAAACACATGGCTCTTGGCACATATTACGATGAGGTTGTATCACTTGTAGACGATTTGGTTGAAGCCTATATGGGATGCTACGAGAAAATAAACGCATTCCCAAGCGTATACCATCAGCCAAAAGAGCCAGTTAAATACCTAGAATCCCTAAAAACCTTTGTGGATGATGCTAGAAAAGACTTGCCTCAAGAAACTCAGCTACAAAACATCATTGATGAAATCGCTCAACTGATTGATTCAACCCTTTACAAACTCAAAAACCTCAAGTAAGGACACATCATGCCATTGGATAAATCAGGAACAGAAAAGTCAGTAGGCACTAACATCAAAAAGCTAAAGAAAGAAGGAACGCCTAAAAAACAGGCAGTTGCTATTGCTTTAAATGTAGAACGCGATAACGCTAAAGGCAAACGCAGAATGGCTTTGGAAGAAGCTTATGGTCGCTTCTTAGGCAAGCGTGATGCAGAAAAGAAAATGTAATCATGGCTATCACCTTACCAGCCGTAAAAGGGCTAAAAGACGATAAAAAGCCTGAGCTAAATGTAAATAGCAAAGACGATCTGATTAATAAAAAGATCAATGATCGCTTAAAGCGTAAACAAAAGCTCATGGAAGAAATGAATAAGCTACACGATCCTGACATCGCATAGGGTACAATAAAAGCATTACTATTCAACCACTTGGATATTTATGCAAATTACAGAAGTCGAAGTTTCAAAGCTAATCCCTTATGCTAAAAACTCAAGGACTCATTCTGATGCTCAAGTAGCACAGATAGCTTCCAGTATTAAGGAGTTTGGGTGGACTAACCCAATTCTAGTAGATGGAGATAAAGGCATTATCGCTGGTCATGGGCGCTTAATGGCAGCTAGAAAGCTAGGTTACGACAAAGTGCCAGTAATCGAGCTAAAAGACATGACTGAAAACCAAAAGAAAGCCTATGTCATAGCAGATAACCAATTAGCTATGAACTCAGGATGGGATACATCCATGCTATCCCTAGAACTACAAGACCTACAAGATGAAGGCTTTGACCTAGAGTTGCTAGGATTTGACGATAAAGAGCTAAATGCTTTATTAGCGCCTGAAATCGTAGAAGGTAATACTGATGAGGATGATGTTCCTGAAGTTCCTGAAGAACCCAAAACCAAGCTAGGCGATATATATTTGCTTGGAAATCATAGACTTATGTGCGGAGATTCAACAAGCATAGATGATGTAGAAAAGCTTATGAATGGTCAAAAAGCAGATATGGTTTTTACTGATCCACCTTACGGAATAGGTTATGAATATGATGAGCATGAAGATAACGACAATGAAGCCAATGCTCAATTAGTTTGGGATGTATTTGCATTGCATGATTGTGGCAAAGTATGGACACCCGGTCTTATGAATTTGGCTAGAGATATTGATAGATTTGGAAAAACTAAAGTAGCTGTATGGCATAAAAAGTTTGCTATGGCAGGAAATGGTGTTGGTGGAGCTTCAACATGGGAACCAATACTTATTCTTAATCCAAGCGAAAAAGCATTAAATAATGATGTCATAGTATTAAAAACCGATAAAGAATATGTAGGTGGAGTAAATTTAAGGGAATTGCATTCATGCCCTAAACCAGTAGGTTTATATGAAGAATTAATGAAAGCTTTGTCTAAGCCAAAAGAAATTATTTTTGAACCATTTTGTGGATCAGGAACAACCCTAATAGCATCAGAAAAAACAGGTAGAAAATGCTATGGAATGGAAATGTCCCCTAAATATTGCGATGTCATAGTAAAGCGTTGGGAAGAATTTACAGGCAAAAAAGCTACTTTATCGGAGATATAAAATGGCAAAAATGGGTAGACCACCTTATGAGCCTACAGATGCAGACAGAGAAGTCGCTAAAAGGCTATCAGCTTTAGGCACAACCTATGAGGATATTGCTAAAAAGCTCAGAATTAGCTCAGATACGCTAGTTAAGTATTATTCCCAAGAACTTGAGGAAGGGCGCATAGATGCCAACTCATCTATTGCTGGAACGCTATTTGCACAAGCTAAAAAGGGAAATACGGCAGCTGCGATCTTTTGGCTTAAAACAAGGGCTAGATGGAAAGAAACTCAGGTCAATGAAGTATCAGGCGTAGATGGCAAAGACATCCGCATAGCATGGGCAGATGAGTAAAGTAATCAAGCTCAAATATCGTCCTAGAAAGGTTTTTGAGGATTTCCATAGCCGAAACAAAAGATGGGCAGTCATAGTTGCCCATCGAAGGGCAGGAAAGACAGTCGCTTGCATTAATGATTTGATAGTAAAAGCTTTATTGGAAAACAAGCCTAATGGCAGATACGCCTATATAGCGCCATACCAATCTCAAGCTAAAAACATTGCATTCGACTATTTATTGCGCTTTGCCGAGCCATTTATGGTCAAATCCAATCAATCTGAGTTATGGGTAGAGCTATTCAATGGCTCAAGAATTAGGCTATTTGGCGCTGATAACCCTGATAATCTCCGGGGCTTGTACCTAGATGGTTGCGTAATGGATGAATACGCTGACATGAAGCCATCCATTTGGGGTGCAGTCGTAAGACCACTACTTTCAGACCGCGAAGGCTGGTGCGTATTTATCGGTACGCCAAAAGGACACAACAGTTTTTGGGATATATATCAAAATGCCATTAAAGACGATGCTTGGTATGCCAAAACGCTAAGAGCAAGCCAAACTAACCTATTGGCTAAAGCAGAGCTAGATGATGCTGCCAAATCCATGACCGAAGATCAATACCTACAAGAGTTTGAGTGCGATTTCGAATCGGCAATAGTAGGAGCGTTCTATGGCAAGGAAATGCGCTTGCTTACCGATTTAGGTAGGATTACCACAGTTGAGCATGATCCTATGTTTAAAGTTTTTACAGCATGGGATTTGGGCTATTCAGACGATACGGCTATATGGTGGTTTCAGGTCGTGCATGGGGAAATCCGCTTGCTTGATTACCATTCCTCTAATGGCAATCCAGTCATGTATTACTCTGAAATCATTAAATCTAGGGAAATAGAGCGCCAATACGCCTATGGAACTCATTATCTGCCACATGATGCTAGGGCTAAAACATTGGCAAGCAATCGGTCAATCATTGAGCAATTAGCCGATGAGATAGACCTTAAAAAGCTCAAGATTGTGCCAAGCCTAAGCCTTCAAGATGGCATTCAAGCAACTCGTTTAGCGCTAATGCGCGCATGGTTTGACCATAAATGCGAAGATGGTATTGAGTGCCTACGCCAATATCAGCGCGAATACGATGAGGATAAGAAAATATTTAGGGATAAGCCACGCCACGATTGGACATCGCATGGAGCAGATGCGTTCCGTATGCTATCTATTGCTTATAGAGAAGAAGCCAAGATCCTAACCAAAGACGAACCAATCAAAGGAGTGTTTGTTGGCAAGACAGAAGTTACTATTAATGACTTGTGGAAAGAAACAAAAGTGCGTACAAACACAAGGATTTGAAGTAAAATTAGTCAACATTTCGCCAAATTCTCCAACATTTAGGGCAAATCTATGGCAAACGATCAGGCTACAGTCAACCGAACATATCAAGATTGGTATAACACCATCGTAAGTTATGAGCGCCAATTCAAGCGTTGGGAAGCTAGAAACGATAGGATTATCAAAAGATACAAAGATGATTCAAGATACGACAGAAATCCTAATGCAAGATTTAACATTCTATGGAGCAATGTTCAGACTATTCAGCCAGCTATCTTTGCAAGATTGCCTAGACCTGATGTCAGTAGGCGGTTTCGCGACAATGATCCAATAGGTCGAGTTGCATCAATGATGCTTGAACGAGCCTTAGAGTTCGAAATTGAGCATTATGGAGACTACAAATCAGGCATGAATAACGCAGTCCTTGACCGACTTTTAGGTGGTCGAGGCGTATGTTGGGTTCGTTATGAGCCACATTTCAATGCTACAGAAGGAGAACCTGACGATGGTTACGAGATCACAGAGGATTCGGATGAAGCAGAGACAGAACAAGGAAACGAGATTGAACATGAAGAATCTATTGAATACGAATGTGCGCCAGTTGATTATGTCCATTGGAAAGAGTTTGGACATAGCCCAAGTGCAAGAACATGGGAAGAAGTTACTTGCGTTTGGCGTAAGGTCTATATGTCGCGCATGGCGCTTGTTGAGCGATTTGGTGAAGAACTTGGCTACGAGATTCCGCTAGACACCAAGCCAGCTGACGATAACAACTCCTACAAATCCATTCAAGGCGTATATGAAGCCGTAATCTATGAGATTTGGGATAAAGAAACAGGCAAGGTCATTTGGCTATCCAAGTCATTAGGCAAAATCATTGATGAGCGCGATGACCCATTACAACTGGAAAACTTCTTTCCATGCCCTAAACCATTATTCTCAACTCTGACTACCGACAGTCTTGAGCCAATTCCTGACTTTGTTATCTACCAAGACCAAGCTAGGGAACTGGATACATTAGCTGATCGTATCGAAGGCTTGATTAATGCCTTGAAAGTGCGTGGTGTATACGATGCAAGCTCAAGCGAACTTCAGCGCTTATTCTCTGAAGGCGAAAACAATACCCTGATTCCTGTAGATAACTGGCAAGCATTTGCTGAAAAACAAGGCATGAAAGGCGCTATCGACCTAGTTGATATTGCACCATTCGCAGCTGCGCTTCAGCAATGTTATGCAGCTATGGAGCAAGTCAAGAACCAAATCTATGAGTTGATTGGTATTGCCGATATTCAGCGTGGTCAGACAGATCCTAATGAGACATTGGGCGCGCAGATCATCAAATCCAATAATGCTTCAGGTCGCTTAAAGACCATGCAACACGCAGTCGTGGACTTTGCTACAAGCCTATTGACCATTAAAGCTCAGATCATTTGCAATCTGTTTACCGATGAGACATTGCTACAAATCTCAGGCGCACAACAGTTAAGTCAACAGGATCAGCAATACATTCCTCAAGCCATTGCTTTGCTTAGAAATCAGGCATCAAAGAACTTCCGTATCGAAGTTACTAGCGATTCCATGATCTATCAGGATGAGCAACAAGAGAAATCAGATCGTATTGCTTTCTTATCCGCAGTTGGCGCATTCATGCAATCAGCGCTTCCAGCTGCCAATGCAAGCCCTGAATTAACCCCAATGCTATGCGAAATGCTTAAGTTTGGCGTTACTGCATTTAAAGCTGGTAAACAGTTGGAAGGCATTATTGACCAAACTGCCGATGATTTGCGTAATCAGTACGAGCAGATGAAAGGTCAGCCTAAGCCACCACCAGTTGAAATTCAGAAGGTTCAGATGCAAATGCAAGCCGAGCAACAGAAAGTTCAGGCTCAGTTGCAGATTGAACAGGCTAAGATGCAGATGGAAATGCAACTTGAAAAAGCCAAGCAAGAGTACCAAGCTCAGGAAAATCAGCTTAAATTTGAGTTGGAAAATCAACGAAATCGTGAAGAAAAGCAGATGGAACTTCAGCTTGAGCAGACTAAGATTGATTCCGAAAACAACAAGGAATTGCTCTTGGCTTACCTCAATAACGCAGCTAAGATTGAAACAACTCGTATTTCTTCAGGTCTAGATTCAGGCGAACAGGCTTACTCAGACAATGTTCAAATGGCTAACATTTTGCAAGATGCTTTAGGATACTCAACCATGAAAAATCATCCGCTTCAACCAGCTATCGAGAATATGCAGACAAGCAATCAGCAACTAGCAGAAATGTTGGCTATGTTGATTCAGAAGATGCAACAACCTAAACAAATCATTCGTGATGAGAACGGCAAGATCGTAGGAGTTCACTAATGGCTATCACGATCAACCATAGTAAGGTATCGACCATACCTGATGGGGATGATGATTCCCTAATTCGACCATCAGATTGGAATGCTGACCATACGATTGATGGCACGATTCCAGTAGAAAATGGTGGTACAGGAGCAGATACGCTTACTGGCTATGTAAAAGGCAATGGCACTAGCGCGATGACTGCTAGTTCCACAATCCCAAATACCGACATTACTGGTTTGGGAACAATGTCCACTCAGAACGCCAACAATGTAAGCATTACTGGTGGATCAATTAGTGGAGCTACAGTATCAGGGTATATACCTACTACAGAAAAAGGCGCAGCAAATGGCGTTGCAACCCTTGATTCAGGTGGTCAAGTTCCCCTTGCACAGATTCCACCATTAGGAGACTTAAATTATCAAGGCACATGGAACGCATCAACCAATAGCCCTACCCTTACAAGCTCAGTCGGTACTAAGGGTTACTACTATGTGGTTTCAGTTGCAGGCACAACCAACCTTAACGGAATCACAGATTGGCAAGTTGGAGATTGGGCAGTATTCAATGGATCAGTATGGCAAAAAATAGACAATACTGATGCCGTAACATCCGTAAATGGATACACAGGCGCAGTCGTATTAACCACTACTGACATCGCTGAAGGCACAAACGAATACTTTACAACTGCTAGAGCTAGGGCTTCAGTAAGCGCTGGCACAGGCATTAGCTACAACTCAACTACTGGCGTAATCACCAACTCAAGCCCATCTTTGGGTGGCGATGTTGTTGGTCCGGCATCGGCTACAGATAACGCAGTTGCGCGATTTGACACCACAACTGGCAAGCTAATTCAAAATAGCGTAGTAACGATTAGCGATGCTGGTCAGATAGCTGGTGCAACTTCTATTTTAAATACCAATTATGTTGATTTTGATACCACTTACGCAACAACCCTGACAGAAGGGCAACTTGGTTGGGATGGTAACAATACGCTTGGCTTGGGAATGGCTGGCGGTAATGTGGTTCAACACATTGGCGAAGATACCTTTTTCTATGTAAAAGCTAGTTCTGCTATCACTAAAGGTCAGTTATGTATGTTTACTGGCGCAGTTGGTTCTAGTGGCGTATTGACTGCTGCGCCTTCTAATTCAATCCCATATGCAGAAGCAATCATGGGTATTGCAGCAGAAAAT